CGAGGCTCAACCGGATATTTTATCTATCCAACATTGCGCGCCGAACAGCCTCACATCATCTCTCAATGGGAAAATGCATTTACTAAGATTTTGAAGGAGTGGTGATGGCCGGTCAATCAAGAACACTCAAGCTTTCGATTCTTGCTGATGTAGACAAACTTAAGCAAAGCCTCAATGTAGGCTCAAAAGATGTTGATGGTTTCGCCGGCAAGATTGGTGACTTTAGCAAAAAAGCGGCATTGGCTTTTGCTGCCGTTGCTGCCGCAGCTGGTGCCATGGCGATCAAAATTGGTGTCGATGCCGTTAAGGCTGCCAGCGATTTGGGCGAAACAATCTCAAAGGTCAATGTTTTATTTGGCAAGTCGGCCAAAGACATTGAAAAATTTGCCGATGGCGCAGCTGCATCTCTAGGCCAGACAAAGCAACAAGCATTGGATGCCGCAGCTACATTTGCCACATTTGGAAAATCCGCCGGATTAAGCGGTGAGAATTTGAGCAAATTTTCAATCGACTTTGTCAAATTATCATCAGATTTGGCATCTTTTAACAACACCTCACCAGAGCAAGCCATTAATGCGATTGGATCGGCTTTGCGTGGCGAAGCTGAGCCATTGCGACAATATGGAGTTTTGTTGGATGATGCTTCATTGCGCCAAGCCGCTTTGGAATTAGGAATCATCAGCACCACCAAAAATGCATTGACACCACAACAAAAAGTGTTGGCAGCTCAAGCTTTAATTTATCAACAGACATCAGCTGCACAAGGCGATTTTGAGCGCACAAGCGATGGTCTAGCCAATAAAACACGCATCCTTACAGCTCAATTAGAAAACGCAAAAACAACGATTGGTCAGGCACTTTTGCCTGTTGTTTTGCAATTGGCCACTTTCTTTTCAGAAAAGGTCATCCCAATTGTGCAAAAGGTTGCAGATGCCTTCGGCAAAAAATCAGATGGCATGGACGGGACATTGACCTCATTGGCCGATGGCATAAAAAACTTTGTGCAACCCATTTTTGAAGGTTTCAAATCGGCTTTTGACAAAATCAAAAAAACTGTTGTGGAAAACAAAGATGAATTTGAAGCCTTTTTTGATGTTATTAAAGCTGCCGCACCAATCATCGGCAATGTAATTGGCAAAGCTTTTGATGTTGTTGGAAGCGTAGCCAGCGTTGTACTCAACATCATGGCCAATGTTGTCGGAGCTTTGAGAGGATTAATTAACACAGCAATTGATTTGGTAAATATTGGAATTCGTGGATTTAACCTAATTAAACCCGGTGCCGATATTTCACCAATTTCCAAAATTGGCTCATCAAACGGATCAAGCTCCACCGGGGGCATTTCCGTGCCAGCTGCATCATTGCCAAGTGGCTTTACATCGGGCGGAACCACAACCGGAGGCGGCTCAACCGGAGGCGGCTCAACCGGCGGCACAGGTGGCGTTACTGGAGGAACATCGACAGGTGGTAACACTATTGGCGGCGCCGTCACAAAGATTGCAAATCAGACCAAAAAGGTCGTTGATGATGTTGCTGGAGCTTTTGACAATTTCACCAGCGGCACAACCACTTTGGCCGGGATTATGGCAGCTTCAAATCAACCATTTGCCTTTGGTACATCGGGTGTCAATACAAACACTCTTGCCGGGATTTTAGCTGCATCAAGCAAACCGAGCGTGACTGTCAATTTTAATGGGGTCACAACCGATCCGGAAGGCACAGCCCGTGTGCTGGTAGATACGATCAACAATTCTTACTATCGCGGCACAGGTGGCGCAACCAACCTGCAAATTGCATGAGCATTTTTAACCCAATTTGGCGTGTGAGAATAGGTGGTGTTGAATACACCAATTTTGCTTTGGCAAATCTTTCCATCACATCAGGTCGGACAAACATTTATGAGCAAGCAAATGCCGGGTATGTCAATCTCCAGCTTATCAATTTAGATCAATCAATCATTGACATTGAAATAAATGATGCTGTATCAATTGAATTGCAAGATTCAACAAATACATTTGTGCCAATTTTTGGAGGCACAGTTGTAGAATTTGACATAAACATCGCTGCATCGGGTGTTGTCGCGATCAATCAATCTGTGTCAATTATTGCTTTGGGTGCATTGTCAAGATTGCCAAAATCACTTACCGAAGGTGTATTGGTCAAAGATAACGATGGGGATCAGATTTACAGCGTTTTATCAGATTTATTGCTCAACACATGGAATGAAGTGCCGGGGGCTTTGCAATGGAATACTTACGAACCCACAACCACATGGGCCAATGCTGAAAACCTAGGATTGGGCGAAATTGATCGACCAGGTGAATACGAGCTGGCAAAACGCAATGCATCCACCATCGATGTTTATTCTTTGGTATCAGCACTCGCAACATCAGGATTGGGCTACATTTACGAAAACGCACAAGGCCAAATTTCCTATGCCTCAGCTTTGCACCGGTCAATTTATTTGGCCACGAATGGTTACACCGATGTTTCAGCGGCTCAAGCAATTGCCAATTCGCTTTCGATCCAAACTCGATCTGGTGATATTCGAAACGACATCACATTAAAATATAAGGAAAATTCAACTTTAGAGGTCACAGATAGTGATCCAGCATCGATTTTGGCGTATGGGCCATTGGCGCAGATCATCACAACGACCATCGAAAATCAAACCGATGCCGAGGATCAAGCTGCATTTTATTTAGGTTTAAGGTCATATCCTCAGGCCAATTTTAGGCAAATTACTTTTGAGCTTACAAACCCGGAAATTGATGATGGTGATCGGGATTCATTGATTAACATTTTCATGGGATTACCATTGCGAATCAATGACTTACCGCTCAACATGTCAGCTGGCACATACCTTGGTTTTGTTGAAGGCTGGACATGGCGTGCCGCATACAACACAGTATCGGTCACGGCTATTCTTTCCCCATTGGCATTTTCGTTGCAAGCCATGCAATGGCAAGATGTCTCAATAACAGAACAATGGAACACAATCAGCAACAGCCTCACATGGGCTGATGCCTTAGTCGTATCGTAAGGAGAAAAAATGGCAAACCCGACATCGAATTTCAATTGGCAAATGCCGACACCGACAGATTTGGTAACGGATTTGCCGGCTGATTTTGAGGTATTTGGTCAGGCGGTCGATTCATCGATGGCCGATCTATTAGGCGGAACAACAGGTCAAATTCTTGCAAAGAATTCAAATACAAACATGGATTTTGTGTGGGTAACAAATGATGTCGGTGACATCACAGCGGTTACAGCGGGCACCGGTATTTCCGGAGGTGGCACATCTGGTGCGGTCACAATCACAAATTCAATGGCAACTGAAATCACAGCAAAAGGCGATTTAATTGTTGGCACAGGCAACGCAGCTTTTGACAATTTACCAGCCGGCACAAATGGCCATGTTTTGACGGCCGATTCAACTGTTTCACCGACAGGATTGAAATGGGCTGCACCAGCTGGAGGCGGCAAATTGCTTCAGGTTGTAAGTGCAACCACATCAACTTCCTACACTAACTCAACTACAACATTAACAGATGTAACAGGATTAACCGCAACAATTACACCAACAGCAGCAACATCAAAAATTCTTGTAATGATTTCAGCCTCGGTAAGTGTTTCCATTTCTTCATCAATTGGCTACGTTGGTGCAAAATTGCTCCGTGGTGCTACAAGCCTTGTGGACTGGGAAGGATACGGATTTATTTTTGCGAACACACCAGGCGCTTTGCATCAGGTAAGTATTCAGTATTACGACACACCCAATACAACATCTGCCACGACATACAAGATGCAAGCTAAAATTGATACAGCCCACTTTTCAATGTCTACTAACTGGCAATACATCAACAAGCCATCTGTTATTACACTTTTTGAGATTGGAGCGTAATTATGTTTACAAATTATTTAGCTGAGGCAATTTGGAAATTGCGCCCGGGCGCTGAATTTTCTTTTAATGAGCAAGATTACTCAACTGTCAAGTTTGATAAGATTGAAGGCAATGCTCCAACTCAAGCTGAAATAGATGCAGCTATTGAACAAATCAAAGCGGACGAAATTACAACAAAAGCAAAATTGGTGGCCGATAAAGCATCAGCTCAATCAAAGCTTGAAGCGCTAGGTTTGACAGCTGACGATTTGAAGGCACTCGGATTGTGACATTTCCACAAGGCACATTGCCTCGATTGATCCAGGTTGCTCTTGCTGAAGTCGGCACAGTTGAAACCGGAAACAACGAGACAAAGTATGGCAAATTTATGAAAGCCGATAAATTGCCATGGTGCGGAAGTTTCTTGAATTGGTGTTCGGCCGAGGCCGGGGTCAAGGTGCCAAATGTTGTCAGCACACGAGCTGGAGCTGAGGCATTTCGCAAGCGTAAGCAATGGCACACAACACCAAAAATTGGTGACTTTGTTTTCTTTGATTTTATTATTGATGACAAAGAAACGATCAATCATATTGGTTTGGTTATTCGGGCATCCGAAAAACAGATTGTCACCATCGAAGGCAACACATCAGGCGGCTCAGGAAGTCAGCGCAATGGTGGCGAAGTCATGATCAAATCAAGAGCTTTGGGAGCACGCTCATTTGTTATCGGTTACGGCCGACCAGCTTATGAGCCGTTTACCGGTGATTTACCGGATCGACCAAAAGGAGAAAAATAATGGAACAAGCAAAAGCAATTGCGGCTTCATGGGCTCGCTCTTACATCGCCGCAGCTTTGGCCGTGTACATGGCTGGCGGAGATATCAAGGCAATGGCAATGGGTGGCGTGGCAGCTGTTGTGCCGGTCATTTTGCGCTGGTTGAATCCAGCTGACAAAGCTTTCGGGTCTACGGGGAAGTGACTCGAAAATCACTCGCGGCGGGTTTGGCTTTGATCCTTTCGTCAAGCCTTGCCGGGTGTGGTTATGACGGGTGGGTGCGATACCCATGCCAAGAGCACGCCAATTGGGAAAACCCAGAGTGCCAAAAACCACAATGCAAAGTGACGGGAACTTGCACAGAGGATGTGATTGGCGATGGCTTCAAAGAATAAAGAGCGTTTAAGTCAAGAGGACATCAAAGCTCGCTTGATGTTTCTTATTGGCGCGGTGCTGGCCATTGTGTTTCTTATTGTCACTTTGGGTATTACTTATGCATTGATCTTTGTGACACAGCCAATTGGGGCACAAGCTCCCAATGATGCAGCTTTCATCGATCTGCTTAAAACCTTGGCAATCTTTCTCACCGGGTCATTGGGTGGCGTTTTAGCATCGAACGGCCTCAAAGACAAGCCAAAATCAGAATACGAAAAAACCATTGAAAGGCGTTTATCCGGTAGCGACACGCCATGATTTGAGCGTGATTCTTGAATTTGTCGCATTTGCCTGTCACTCTCTATTTCGGGAGCTGATACGCGGCTCCCAGAATCGGGAGCAACAAAATGAACGAAGCATCAATTGTGATCATGTGTTTGATCGCTGGAGCCTTATGGGCTGTCATGTCTTATTCGGTCGGCTTTAAGGAAGGTCAGCGACAAGGCTACACACGCGGCCGAGCTGTTGCACGCCATGCGGTATCAGCTGATCGCAAGGTGAACAACTAATGGCCGGATTTCTTGAAAACTACGAAGGCAACAAAGAGCGCACAGATCGATGGCTCAAGACATTTCCACAAGGTCGGCTTGAAGCCCACATCATCGAATTCAATGCAGAAAAAGGTTATGTGCTAGTGCAAGCCAAAGCATGGCGCAATCAAGAGGAAACAGAGCCAGCCGGGATTGATTACGCTTTTGGCTATCGTGAGGCGTTTAATCCAAACATGAAGCGATGGTTTTGTGAGGACACTACGACATCAGCTTTGATGCGAGTCATGGCCTTGGTTATGGGTGGCACAGAGAAAGCCACAAAAGAAACCATGGAGCAAGTCAAAGTCAATGATGCGACAAAGCCACAAGATTATGACTATTGGACAACCAAATTTGGTGATGTGCCAAGCTACAAGACAGCCGGAGAAGCTGAGCAAGCCGGTATCCCGTCACTTGGATCATCGATGGATGAAATTGCCAAGCAATTGGGTGGAGAGCTTGTACAAGAGGCACCGCAATGCCGTCACGGGCATCGTGTCTGGCGCACCGGCACATCCGCCAAAACGGGCAAAGATTGGGCCAACTATTCATGCGTAGGCAAAAAACCAGATCAATGTGAACCGCTGTGGTATGTATTCACCAGCGATGGCACATGGAAACCACAGGTGTGATGATGACAAAAAAACAATTGCTCATCGCATTAATCATCATTGAAGCTGCATTGCTGGTGGGATTGGTGGTGGCTTTGTGAGCGACTACATTGAAATCCTCTATCCACAGGAAATGAAAGCCAGATTGATGTGCAATGGCGAAATTGTTGAGGAATACAAAATCGAGCAATGCGACAAGTGCTCACAGCTGAGGCGATTGGATCACTTTGGATACCAAAAAGGCTATGACAAGCAAGACAACATCATTTGGTTTTGCGGTGATTGCCGATGATAGATCGCATTGAGGAAGTGCAATGCATGATTGCGGCCATCCAACATTGTCATGATCGATCAGCTGATCACAGCTCGCGTATTGTCAAAAACCTTTCATGGTTTGAGTATGTGGCACAAATGGGCGAATCAATGGCAGCTGAATTGTTTGTGGCCAAGCGATTGGGTTATGAGTACACACCGGGCATCACATGGGATAAATCAAAGGCAGATGTGGGCGAACACATTGAGGTCAAATGGTCAGCCAATCCGGCCAGCAATCTATGGATTCAGGATTCAGATCGCCATGACCGAGACATTGCGGTATTGGTAACAGGCAACACGCCAAAGATGCACATCGTTGGCTGGATGCCGGTAGCCGTAGCTAAGAAACCACGCTATCGCAACGCATCACAGAACAATTGGAGCGTGCCACAAATCAATCTGCAACCAATCGAAACACTTATGAGGAGCAACTATGCACATCCTGCAATTTGATTGTTCGATTTGTTCGAAGCTTTATGGAAAGCCAAAGCAACGCCACGGCCTAAAGAAAGGTGCTGAACTAACGGAGCATGAGTGGTTTGCGCAATGCATGGGATGTGGGACATTCGGCATCAAGCTGGTCGATGATGATCGGATTGCGGAGATGTCATTATGATAAAGTTATCCACAGGCATCATCCACAGGCTGTGCGCAACGCCCAACAGCACGCTCAATGTTGCAATGTATTTGCATGGCTTGATACGCTCCATGCTCGTGGGCGAGCCGCTGAGGCGGATAGCTCGCAAGCGATGCTTGGTGCTATTGGCCGCGCTATGTTTTGCTAGCGCAACACCGGCACAGGCCACACAAGAAGTTAAACCATCGATTGATTATCTTAAACTCTATGCACATTCAAGAATCGTTAATTGGCAAGAATTCAAATGCTTTGACAAGCTAATAACCAAAGAAAGCAATTGGCGTGTTAATGCAATCAATGGATCACATTTTGGTTTAGGCCAGATGCGCAATACGAAATACAGAAACCTAGATGGCTTTCGCATGATTGACTGGAGCCTTCGCTATATAGATCACAGATATCAAGGCTCAAGCTGCAAAGCCTTTGCTCATTGGCAGAAGCATGGGTGGCATTGATGTCAAGAGCTTGGAAAGGTGGTAGCACAAGCCGTTGGCGTAAAATCAGAGAAGCTGTGCTAAAGCGTGATGGATGTTGCCAGATGTGTGGGCAATCGGAAGGCCAAATGCACATTGATCATGTGATTCCCAAAAGATTGGGTGGAGGCGATGAAATCTGGAATTTAAGGCAATTGTGCCAAAAGTGCAATTTAAGCAAAGGCGGTCGTTTTTTTGAGGCGGACGGAACAC